CCAAGCGAAATGGTTTGCTTATGGAATTGCCGCGATGTGTCCGGAATCAAGAGAAAGATCGGTTGCATTTACTAAACTTCAAGAATGTGTGATGTTTGCAAATGCGGCGATTGCAATAAACGAATAGCAGTTTAATCAAACACAAACCAAAAGAGGGCCGATTGATTTCCCTCGAATACGAAGGGCCTACTGAAGTCGGATAGGAAAGCCCAACTAACAAGGAGAAAAAGAAATGAAGAAATTGATATTACTCGCAATGATGCTTTTAATCGCAGCTCCGGCTTTCGCGGATAACTCAGCTAGAATCAAAGAACTGAAAGAACAAGCTCAAAAACTTCAGCAAAAATTTGAGCAGCTTGAAGTGCAGAAAGAAAAGGTAAAGGAAGCTTTCGCTCAAACGGCGGGAGCCATAGCTGAGTTAACGAAACAGGATGAAGACGCGAAGAAACCAAAGGAAGAACCCAAGAAAGAAGAAGCGCAAACCAAAAAGAAATGATGTCATCCGAACTTGAGGCTGAATTACGGCTTCTAAGGATTGAAAATCAGGTCTTAAAGATTTGCCTTAAAAGAATGCAAAAGAAATGGACAGTTTTCAGGATTGAGGAAAAAATCTCAAGAAAACAGGCAGCGAAAGCGGTAAAGGAGCATGAAAAAGATGAAAGTAAAAATAGCGATAGCGATTAGTCTTGCGATAGCGGTCGGTGTGCTTTTTATGGCCCTGAAAGCGGCGAATGCGGAGGAAGTGGAAAAGACTGAATGCCACTTCAGGCTTGTTTACGAGGAAGAAGGCGAATCGAAAGAATCAATGAATGGTTTTAGGGAAGTTGAAATTCTAAAATTCCCTTGCGTCTTTAAGAAAGGCGAACCAACGAAAATGACATTTCAAAAAGAAATTGTGCTGGAATGGCCTGACAAAAACGGGGCGGGTGCGATGTTCACTATCCAAAAAGGCACAACGCTAACGATTAAGGATTAAAACATATAGCTAAACAGCCGTAGAGAATAGATAGAGGCGTGGATGAAATTTAAGCTTGAATCAACCGTAAGAATAAAAGAACTTGAAATGAAAGGTGTCGTGAAGTCAATTTTTATGGCAAGCCGAGGATGGGAATACGAAGTGCGATATTTCAATCAAGGGAAAGCGGAACTATTTTATTTTTTTGAAAGTGAGCTTGAGAGTGTTGCCGAATGAAGAAAGAATAATCGAAGTCCCGGCTCCGCTCGGGGAAGCATTCTTTCATCGGTTCAGAAATGGGAAGCTAGATCATCACGAAGCCATATGGAAAAGCGGATATGCTTATTGTGACCAATGCGGAATAAGAGCGAAATTGAGCTGGAAACCGTTGAATCTATTTTTAAGGGATAAAGAACTAATGGCGCAATTTACGAAACAAATAGGTGAAGCCAATGGCGGGTAAGAAAAAACAAGGTGCCGGCAGGCCGTCTTTGTATGATCCGAAATATTGCAAGAAAATAATCGATTATTTTGCCATTGAATTTTATAAGGAAAAAGAAATCAGTCACACTAATTCAAAAGGGGAGCAGTGGACGGAATATAAAGAGGTGGCGGCAGATCCTCGGTTTCTTTCGGGGTTTGCCCGCAGTATAGGAATTGATGATACCACCCTGGATGAATGGGCAAAAAAACACCCTGAATTTTCCTTCGCCTTAAAAGCAGCAAAGAACCTTCAAATTGAGCATAAAGTGACATGTGCGTTGAAAGGGCTTTATAACTCGACCGCGTTTGTATTTTCCATGAAAAATATGCACGGATGGCGGGATGTCTATGAGCATAAGCTTGGCGGTAAAATCATTTTCAGCGCAGAAGAGCGTCAGAAAAAACTTTCAGATTTACGCAACGAGCTTTTAGCCAGTGAAAATTAGTGATGAAAAAATAATAGAGACAGAACAGCTTCTCACCCAAAACAATCCCTTCTATCCCCTCGAAAGAGGGCATTTGTATATCCGCACGAAATCAGCCGAGCTGGTAGTCCTCAAACCGAACCAACCGCAGAGAATGATTTTAGATAAAATCCGAAAACTACGCCGAGAGAGGAAACGAGTACGGATCTGGATATTGAAGGCCCGGCAAGAGGGCGTGTCAACTATTGCCGAGGCGATAATTTTCTCTCTAACAGCGTTTAAAGAGAATGTAAACAGCCTGATTATGGCGGATGAGGACGATAAAGCTACAAATCTCTTCTCAATCACCAAACTTTTTCAGGAGCAACTTGAGAAAAACGAGCCGCATTTAGCGCGTAAACTCAAAAAATCAAATGAAAAAGCCCTAGAGTTTGAGGACACGCACGCAAAAATCATCATTGAGACAGCACATAATATCGACGCTGCTCGGTCGTATACATTCCAGTACGTGCATCTTTCCGAATGCGCGTTTTACCGGGATTTAAAAGGGGTTTTAACTGGTCTTAATCAATCGGTTCCAGATCTTTGGGACACGGTTGTTATCGGAGAAACCACGGCAAATGGCCGGGAAGAATTTTACGGGGAATGGATGAAAGCGATTAAAGGCGAGACTGATTGGATACCATTATTTATCCCTTGGTTTTGGATGGATGAATATTCGATGCCGTTACAGGCCGGAGGATTATGCCCGTTGGCTGGCGTGACTTTTGGGACTGGCGAAAGTTCCGAGAAATTCTTAGAAGATGAAGCTAAGCTTCAGGCTGAAAACAATCTGACGGACGAGCAAATAAACTGGCGCCGGTGGGCGATCATCAACAAATGCCAGGGTGATATAAACACATTTAGGCAGGAATATCCCGCCTCATGGGAAGAAGCATTCATCATGTCTGGCTCGCTTTATTTCGATAGGAAAAGCTTGGAATATCAGGAAAAATGGCTCAAAAAACCAAAACGAATCGGAGAGCTATTTTACCAAAACATGAAATGGGAGTTCCGGGATTTGGAACGTGGCCGAATCCGAATTTACGAAGAACCTGACGAGCTTGGGCAATACATCGTGGCGTTAGATGCGTCCGAGGGGTTGCCGACCGGTGACGAGGCTGCGGGTATTGTGCTAAATAAACGGACAAACACAACCGCTGCGGATTTAAGCGGACAATTTGATACCGAGCAATTGGCGGAATTGGGTATTGCGTTGGGAAATTGGTACAATAAGGCCATGATTGCCCCGGAAAATAAGGGGTACGGGAACGATGTTATCAAAAAAGTGAACGCAAAATACGGGAATATTTATAAACGCAAGAAATACGCTAAAGGAAATGACGAAGAAACCGAAGAGCTTGGATTTAACACCAATTCCGTGACTCGTCCATCCATGCTGGCAAATCTCGACTCAGAACTTAAAAATCAATCAACCCTGATTCAGTCCCGGGAATTATGGTCAGAGCTGATGACATTTGTGCAGGAAGTGGATGCCAAGGGGAACGCGTTGCCTCCACGCGCCGCAAAAGGCTGCCAGGACGGGCTTGTTATTTGCCGGGCAATTGCCGGGATGGTACGAAATGAACACCCCTACATTACAAAACCGAGCAATAAAGCGTCGGCCAATGCCTCGAGATACCAAGAAATCATAAGGCAGAGGAAGAATGCCGGAATTTCTTTTAACAAAAGATGAAAATAATTTCATGGTTTCACATTATGGCCGTATATTTAATCAGGACAGTTTGTGCTTTTTACCTTTTGACGATTGGATACAGGATTTTAATTACCTGCTTGGATTCGCTGCCCAAGCCGTTTTAAAACACCGCGAAGGCAATGAGACATCCCATTGCCCGAACTGCTTGAAAACGATTTAAAACTCAAAGAAATTCCACTCAAGGAAGAGGATAAAGATGCGTCCCTTCCAGAAGTCCCTCAATTTCATTCCAAATTAAAACTCTCGGAGAAAGATAAGGCTCGTATCACTGAGGAAATCATTGATGAGCTGGACGCCATAAAAGACGAGCGGAAAACCGCTGGATTGGAAGATAAATGGGAAGAGTTGGATAATCTCTATGCGGGAAACATGGAGGATTTCGAAGACCGCCAATTTAATCTTCATAAACAAACCACCAAGATTAAAGTCGATGCTGTAACAAGAGCCGCCAAACAAGCCTTTTTTGACTCCGACCCGATTTATAAAGTCACACCCCGTCCTGAATTTGAGAGAGCAGGCGGATCAGAAGTCTCGGACAGGCAGACTGATTTTTTAGATTATAAACTCGATACAATGGTTCCCCTTAAGAAATCTTTGGGGCCGGTACTTCATTCAGCGGTTTTAAAGGACGGTGGCCTGTTAAAAATCACTTATAAAATCAGGGATGAAAAGAGAAAAAGGGAAGAATTGTACGTCGGAGATCCAAAACCGGCATTAGACCAGGCCGGCCAGCCAGTTGTAGGACCGGAAGGACGACCGATTATCAAAAACCAGGGGCTTGAAGATTTTTTAAAGAATTATCCTGAAGCGCCGGAGAAATGGCCTGGAACGATCAAAAAACTGGCGGAAGGTAAAAAGGTCAGGTTGATGGTTGAATATACAGACACAACCTACAACGACCCTTTACCATCATTCGTCGATCTTAAGAATTTTTACGTCAGGTTAAGCGTAAAAGGGTTAGACGGCCTGAAATCGACGAAACTTACAGCCGAACGAATCCAGTACAACTATTGGGATCTTAAAGCTGCCGAGAAAGAAAATAATTTCTTTGACATTGATAAGCTGATTATGGGCGATAAAAATAAGCCCGCCAAAGAAGGCGATAAGCAGCGAAAGGGATTTGAGAAGGAAACCTACGAACTTTTGGAGTGTGTATTTGTCACAAAAATTAAAGGGGATGATGAACATGAAATAAAATCGGTATTCTGGATCAACGAAGAAAAGAAAACCATGCACGGCGCCCGCATATTCCCGTATTTCCTGCTTGATAGCTATTACATTCCATTTTTCATAACCAATGTCGCTGACGGGTTTTACCAGCCTGGAATCGGGCAATTTTTAAGAGACTCAAATATTGCCGAAGACGCTATCCTCAATTTTATTTTAGAGGGGGCGTACATTCAAAATTGCATCACTCCTATTGTACCTGAAGGATCCCCGCTTGAAACTCAATTCTTAGAAAAAAGACTTTATCACGGTGTCCCGCTATCTGCGAAACCGGGTGAGGTTGATTTTTTAAGCAATCACATGACCAAACAAAACACCAATGAGCTTTTAAGCCTTCTGCAATATCTGATCCAGGGAGACGATGACGTTTCGGGAGTTTCCCAACTGTTCGGAGGGCGAGAATCACCCCTCGATCCAAAAGCACCCGCAGCCAAAACGTTGGCACTGCTGGAACGTTCGGGGCTTAACGTTAAAGAGTATATTCAGGAACTACTTCCAAGTTTCAATGAAATCGCGTATGTCATGCTCGCGCTTTATTATCAAATGGCTCAGGAAGGTGTTAAATACATGGTCAGCCCGGAACGTGTTGTTGGAAACGACCCGAAAATATTCGGGCTTTTAACTCGATCGGATATGGCCGCAAAGACCAATATCCAGGCCAATGCGATCGCTTTCAATTTTGAACGGCATAACGAAAAGGTGGAAGATTTAGCCCTTTACCAAACTATCAGACCGGAACTTTTAATCGCACGCAATCCGGACGCTGTTTACATGCTGCTCAAAAATCTAATCAAGTCATGGTCGAAAAAATGGGCAAATCTTGTGGATTCTATTTTGCCGCCTCTCGAACAATTCAAACAAGAACAGATTCAGATTGCCGTTCAAGCTGTGGCGTTATTTGTCAAAGGCACATTGGAACAATCTAAAGCAACCGGTCTGCCGCCTCAGTACGATCCTCAAGCTCTGCTTCAAGCTGTAGCGCAGATGATTCCATCACAAGTGAATGCCCCGCCGGAAGAGGAATTGAAAAAATGAGGATTTCAGACGTTTTTAAAAGACCGAAAACCTGGCCTGACAGTGAAGATGTCCGCATGAAAATGAGGGATTCGGTTAAAAGCACAATCCATTCTGCCAGGAAATGCCTGGAGCATGAAGATTTCAAACGCTACAAAATCGAATACGCCAAAGCCTATGATGAGCTTTTAAAAGACCTTCTTTCTTACAACGAATCAGATCCCATCAAGTATGCGTTTCACATGAAACAATTACAGATTGAGTTACAAATGGTCATAAATTTAATGACGAAAGTGCTAAGAGACGCTACGCGTTCCGAGCCATCCGTCCCAAAAAGTGAGGATAAAAATGCCTAAAGACACAAGTAAGATGGTGAGTTTAGCTGAGAATAACGAACCCATGGGCATTGCGCGGAAGCAACCCTATTATCCGAGCGTCACGGTCCCTGCTGAAGCGGTTGGAAAGCTAGCAAATGCTAAAGACGGTGAAAAGGGATTTGTTGTTTTTGAGATTTTAAAACGGGGGTCAAGCCTTGTCAGGTCGACAAAGAAATCTCAGATTCATATCGAATTGCTGCGCGGGATGCCTTATGACGCCGCCGTTAAGCAGTATAAAAAATAACTGAAAAAAATTTCAAGGTTCTTAATTCGTGCCGAAAATGAAAATAAGATGAAACAAATATTCCGGTTATTCTTCAGTCTATTCTTCCTAATCAAAGGTCTTTTCATTAAAAATATTGAACACCCTAAAGTCTCGGTTCCTATGGGTCCTGACGGGCGTCCAAGACATCCTCTCTCTATCACCGAGCTTGGGAATATTGTTTCGGAAATGACCGCTAAAACTGATTCGCAGTTACGGGAAGAATCCTTGCAGGGTGAACACGTCATCAATACACCCCCTCGAAACAGGGAAAGTACCAAATACCTGATGGACGCCATAAAGTTCATGCCGGACAATGAGTATAGAAAATTACTGATTTTAAGGATTAACGGGTACTCGATTCATCAAATAGCGAGATACCTGAATCAATCTGTTGAGTTTATGAAACAAAAAGAACGCGACGCTATTCGATTTGCAAAAGACGCGATTGATAAACGGCCTTTGATTTGGCTGCCGGGCGTGGGCGTTACAGCATAAATTTTTTCAAACTATCCGGGTAGCTCCCGGCATAGATAACCAACAAGCAAGACCTTCGCGAAGGCGTAATTCAGAGTTTTTATGCTCTGAGTTGCGCCTTTTTTGTTGGCTGGGCAACCCAGGGAAAGTCCTGGAACCTTTCAAATAGCTGGAGAAACCCCGGAAACGGGATCTCAAAAAAACAGGGGGATTCACCATGACGGTAGGAAAAGCGGTTCTTGATCCGGAAACTCTTAAAAATCAGGCAACTTTAACGGCTGAACAGGAAGATGCTCTCCAAAAGGAGGGTAATTCTATTTGGAATCCTCCTGCAAAAGAAGATGAAGGGGATAATTCCGGTACGGATGACTCAGGTAAAAAAGAAGGGCAGGAAGATGATGCCGCTGCCAAAGAAGCTGAAGCGAAAGAGAAAAAGGAAAAAGAGCCTACCGCGGAAGAGAAAGCTAAGGCCGAAGAAACCCGGCTGAAAGCCGAGGATGAGCTTGCCGCCAAAGCCCGTGAGAAGAAAGAAACCGAGCGGTCTGAAGACGAAAAGCAAGCCGTTCTTGCCGCTGAAAAGCGCGAAAAAGAAGCCTACGACTCTGAAATAAAAGCATTTGCTGAAGCCGAAAAACTGACTCCTGAAGAAGCCGAAAAAGAGCTAACGCATATTAAAAAAGTGCAGGCTCATTATGACGGAGATCAAAAGAAACTTTCAAAAGCAGTGCTGCATAGCCAACGTGAATACGCAAAGCTTCAATCCCACGCAAAACAAATCCAAGAGCAGCTGCAATTAATCCAGGAAGGCAAGATTCGTGTTCCTGACGGTAAAGGAAGTTTCAAAGTCATTACAAAACAGGAATTTGAAACGGAGCTTGTCAAAGGATACCGGGAACAATTTCCCACCAAAACCGAGGAGATGGAGGATAAGGCTGTTTATGAGGAAGCTATTGCCCATCTCCGAAGCGTTGGCGTGGAAAAAAACCAGATGGCGGCTGAGAAACTGAAAATTGACGCTGACCAGAAACGCCGGGATTTGCTTGCCCAGATTCCAGAAAATGACCGGGAATTTTCGGCTGAAATCAAAGAAGTCCTGAATTTCGTTCCCGATGGCTCGGTGATGGATGAAAACTACTCTCTGGAAGATTCATTATGGTGGGCAAAAGGGAAAGTTTACGACCAAAACGTTAAAGAGGCGGAACGAAAAGGCTATGAGCGCGGCAAGAAAGAGGCTCTTGAGAATAAAAGGATTTTAGGAGAAGTGAATCCCCCAGCAGGCGGAAAACCCCCAGCCGAGAAAAAATCACCCAAAAGCGAATTAACGGAAGATGAGCAGGAGCGGGCTCTTGCAATGTATCAGTCGACCACAATGACTGATGAAGAAAAATTCTCGGAATTTATGGAATTAAAAAAATCAGGCAGTTTTATCTAGAAAATTAAAACGGAGGACTAAAAAGTTATGAGCAACGAACAACTTAAATACGGACATATCAGAGGCGGACGTGAAGGTTTCATGGTTCCGATCGGAGCCAGCGAAGTCTTTGGAAATCAAAGCGGGAAATTCGTAAAGCCGGACGCATCGAATCGGGCCGAAGTTGCAGTTGATGGATCGACGATTCTTCTTGGGTTCCTAGACCCTTGCGAAGCCTTTACTGCAAGCGCAACGGAAGGCGCTGATAAACGCTGGTGCATTAACGACGTGACCGGTGTTTTCAGGATTCCTGTCAATTCAGGAACTTATGCTGAAACCATGAAGGGAAAAACATGCGATCTTTCGGTTTCTTCAAGCGTTCAGGGCGCACAGCTTGACGCGTCGAGTGAAGACACGATCGTGATCGTCGGCGGAGATCTGGTTAATAACAACTTCGTCGAGGTCATGCTCAATCCTAACAAATTGCACGCGACAGGCGTTATCTAATCGCTAATGCGTAACGGTCTAAAACATTCATTTCAAAAAGGAGAACGAAAAATGAAATCAATTCTTCAAATGTTCAAATGGGCTCTTGGAGCCTTATTTTCACTCGCTCCGAAGGGATGCAGCTTAAACGTCGGTATCCCAGGCGACATGATTACTTTGTACGTTAAGGACATGTATAAAGCCGCGCTTGAAGCGTACAAAGAAGAAGAAACAAAATTCAATCAGATTTTCAAGGTTGAATCTGTCACTGAAGGGGGCGGCGATAAAGAAGACCAGCTTTTGGGGCTTGGCAGTTTAAAGCGCCATACCGTGATCGGGGAACAAGTTGATTTCAAATCTCCGGTTCAAGGGTGGGCGTTTTATACAAAGTACCAAATGTATTCCGATGGTTTGATTCTCGCCAAAGAAACGGTGGAAGACGTCGTGAAACGCGGGGCGCTTGGAAATATTATGAAAGGGCTTTCCGGGACATGGGGACGGTCTATCCGAATCGAAAAAGAAACGCTCGGCGCTGCGGTTTTTAATGATGGCGGCGATCTTGCCGGTAATTTCGTGTTTAATGGCACGCACCCCGGCCAAACAGACCCGTCCGGAGATCTGCTTTACGATTCAGAACCTCTATTTAATTTAAGCGGAAATACTCGGACAACCAAAGGCGGCGGGACGTATTACAACGCCTTATCGGCATCGTTAACCCTGACTCCTGCCGATTTCGAGTCGCTTTACAACCTGCACACAGCCACCAACAACCGCGATGAAAGAGATCGAATTGTCAGAAACCCGGCGGACACCCTTCTTGTCCGATGCGGAGCGGAAGCGTTCAAAGCCGACCGGATTATCAATTCCGGGGTTGGAATGCCAAACAGTCAACTCAATGACAAAAACCCGTATTACAAGATTGTTTCTGTCATCGATTGGGATTATTTGACTGACGGAACCGTCGATGTGAATCCGGCCTATTACGTTGGCAAACGGCAGCATCCAGATTTTGTATGGCGTGAAAGACAGGCTCCCGAAATTCGTTTCTTCCGGGACGAAGAAGACCTGTCCTACAAAGCGAGCGTCAACGTCCGGTTCGCACCATTCATTAAAAATTTCAGAATTTGGTCGCGTGCCGGCGGAACTTCTGCCTAACAGGTGATTGATGTCAAGCCTTAAAGCTCTTGCTGAAGAGTCTGAGAGTTTTCCAGGTCCGAGAATTGGATTTTGCCCTAGATGTGGTGGTGACGGCGGAGACATCCCCGCCGCATCACTTACGGGAGCTGATGCTCAATCCAATATTGATACGGACAGAAGAAAAACGGTTTTGACGCTTTATCAAGGAGAGTTTTTTTGCGACATCTGCCTGAAAGAATTTAAAGACGAGGAATTTTCTCTTATCGAATCCGACCGCTTCCAAAAAGCTGATGAGCTTCGGGCCGGCCTCGGATTCACAAACTCAATTTCCTAAAGGGGGGATATTTGTGGCGACAAAGAAATCTCAAGGGTTAGTTAAAAAATATGAAGAAAAAATCAAATCGGCTGATTTGAAAACAATCGATTCGGTAATTTCTGAAATTGAAAGCTCAGAGCTTTCGGTATCTGAAAGAGAGGATCTTCTAATCGATGCCGGCGTGAAAGTTAACCAACTCAAACAAACCGCAAATATCAATCCAGAAAAAGAAGTTAATGCATACCGGGAGGCGGAACGTAAAGCTATGGATGAATCTATTAAAAGCGCTCCTAAACCGAGCGAAAAGAAGTGGGTTAAATATAAGGACGATGATGAAGTGAATGGGTATTACGCCAACAAAAGAGTGCTAGGGCATGATCCGGCCAAGAAACTGGTTCTGCTTTTAAGTTCTTTTGCGTTAGCGTTTATGGTTATGTTTCAAAGCGTTTCATTCGCGGCAGTTGCAATGACCGATGAAGCGGTGCTTGGAAATAAACGATGGCGCGTTACCTCCGGCGGACATTTGATTCCGGCCACTAACGCAGCTTACACGATCGGTGATGCAACGGCCTCTCCTTCCTCGATCTGGGTTGGCGGCTCTGAGTATACATCGTTCGCCGCTGGAAGTGACGGAAACTGGACGGATCAAGGAGCGACTCTGACGCTCGATCAGGCGCCGACTAAATTTATCGCCACGTATTCAAGCGGTGAATTTTTTGCAACCGCTTTCAGCGTCGGGGCTGGTGATATTACCTTTGTTCAAGGCGGGAAAATCGACGGGGATACCGCGAATGAAATTCGCCTGATTGAAAACTCCGATACTCTGAAGATTGGTTTTTCGGGGAATGACATTACCGTCGATACCACAGATGGTGGGATTATTTTCGCGTTAACCGATGCCACAGACGGAACGGTTGATTTTCAGACGAATAACGATACGGATGATTATATCCAGATCAGCACTACGACGAATCAATCCCTTATCAATTTCGTGGGGCAGAACGGAAAGATTACAGCCGAGTCTGGTTCTATTGATTTTGATAATGAAAATTTGACCACAACCGGCACTCTTTCTGCCGGGGCTACAACGGCGACATCGTTTATTGTTGGTGATGACACTATCGATGTCGTGGTGGACGATGTTATGCGGTTCGCTTCAAATGATGAAAAATCAACTATTGAAGCGTTTGGTTTTGAAGCTAAGGCCGCCGCTTTAAGGCTTACTACGGATGAGGGCGATGACGCCGGCGATACGTGGGAAGTGATTGTCGAAGAAGCGACAGATTCCTTGCTATTCACCAGTGACGCGGCTGTGGACAATACTCAAGCTACAATCTTAACTTTGTCAGGCGTTGGGCTTTTGACAACGACAGGGGACATTGTGGTGGCTGGAGCTACTCCGCTTGTCACGATTGGTGACGGTGGAGATGAAGATATTGGTATTCAATTTAACAGCGATACGAATGATTTTTACGTGTCCTCTGAGAATGGCGCAGACGATTTCGTGATCGGGCTTGGATCTGTTATTGGCACAACGCCGATCATTTCCTTAACGGATACCGGAGTTACGGAGATTCGCGGATCGACAGACGGAGATTTAACCGTTTACGGAGCAGGGACAACGGCGTCGGACGTTTATCTCAGACTTGTTGCTGATGCGGGAGCAGATGCGTCAGATCGCTGGCAATTTTTTAACGATTCAAGCGCCGGGAATCTGATTTTTCAAAATGATAGTTCTATCGCAGGAACGTATGTCACGAAATTAACATTGGGGTCAGATGGACTTATCACGTTGGTTGATTCTGAAAGCATCACAAACGCAACAGATCAGATTACATTTTCCTTTGATGATGCTGCCGCGAGGGTGAATATTTTCGCTTTTGAAGCAACGGACGCGAGCATTTTTCTTCAAGCTGACCAATCCGATGATAGCGGTGACGACTGGAAATTAAATTCAGTCGCAGCTGACAATACATTCACTATCGGGAACGACGTTTCTGGTTCACAGGTTGTCATATTAGAGTTAACAACCGCAGGCGTTGGAACTCTTACCGGCTCCACAGATGGAGATTTGACAATCTACGGCGCTGGCGCTACAGCAAGTGATGCCTACCTTCGTTTGGTGGGTGACGCGGGCGCGGACGCTTCTGACAGGTGGCAATTCTTCAACGATTCTTCTGCCGGGACTCTATATATCCAGAGTGATATATCAGTGGCTGGGACGTATGTGACTCTCGCAAGCGTTGACGCAAACGGCGATTGGGTGCATTCGGGCGTAACTCCAAAAATCACTATCGGGGATGCCGGTGAAGAAGACACGTCTGTTGTGTTTGACGGGAATGCTCAAGACTTT